GGAAGAAGAAGAACCGGTGAACGGGCATCGGAGGTGTCCGCGTGGCTGACTACTTCACCGTCGACGAGCTCCGGGCCGCGTATCCGGATCTCGCCAACGCGAACAAGTTCACGGTGGCGAAGCTCGAGCTCGCGCGGTCGTTCGCCGAGCAGTGGTTCGAGGCCGCGGCGCACGTCGCCTTCGTCCCGCGCGACGTCACCGAGACTCTGACCGGCGCGGGCGGTCGCAACCTTTTCCTGTCCAGGTGGGCCGCGGTGCGGGCCGTCACGGCGGCGTCGATCGACGGCGTGGATCTCACGGCCGACGAGCTGGCCGAGCTCGTGACGCGCCCGCATGGCGTCGTCGAGCGTGCGCGCCGCTGGCCGTGGGGGTCCACGATCGTCGTCTCCTACCAGCACGGCTACGACGAGCCCGTGGAGCTCGCGAAGACCGCAGTCATGATGCTGGCCGCCGAGCATGCGAAGCCGTCGACGATCCCGGCCCGGGCGACGTCGGTCAGCACCGACCTGGGCAGCTACCGGATCAGCCAGGCCGACGCCACCGGCAAGACCGGCATCCCCGACGTCGACGCCATCATCGGCCTGCTCGGCGCCGACAAGCCGGCCACGGGGGCCGGCGGATGATCGACGAGCTCCATCTGTGGGCCGCGCAGGACGCGCTCCTGGCGGCGCTCAAGGGTCAGGCGGCGTTCGACGTCGGCGGCGCCGGAGAGGTGGCGCTGGGCCTCGGCTTCCCGACCGAGATCCAGACCGAGCACGTGTGGATCGACGGCGAGGCCGAGGGCAAGCTCTCGGCCGAGCTCACCGGCACGAAGCCGTCGGACGAGACCTTCCAGGTCAAGCTGTTCGTGTTCGTCCAGGAGGGCGACTACGTGACGACGCGCGACCGGCTCAAGACGCTGGCGAGCGCCTGCGAGGCCGCGCTCGCCTCACAGGCCTTCGGGGCCGCCGTCGACTCCTGGAGCATCCCTCGCTACCGGCTCGGGGCCGGCACGGACGGGTCAAGCCGGCAGCTGTGCCTCGAGCTCGCTGTCGAGTGCTCCTGTTGGTGACGCTGAAAGGACAATCAGGCCATGGCTAAGCGAAAGCAGCACTACGAGATCCTGGAGCACGTCAGTGGCTCCTTCATCGGCACGACCGGCCGCGTCCGCTACGAGGCGGAGGCCGGCGTCATCGCCGAGGGCGAGATCGACCCCGAGGTACTCGACGTTCTTCTCGCCACCGGCACGGCAGTCAAGGCGGCCAAATCCGCAGAGAGTGAGGAGTCCGAATGAACCTGAAGATCTCCGCCGCCGGCTTCGCCGTGCAGGCCGAGCAGGGCGCCGCTGAGGCGCAGCCGGCCTACTGGGGCCCGGTCGCATCCGGCAAGCTCGTGGCGCTCGAGGTAGAGCAGACCGAGGACGAGCTCACGTCCGCCCGCGTCGCCGGCGTCGGCGAGTTCCGCGAAGCCGTCGCCATCACGGCCGGCTACGAGACCCGGGTCTGGCCGGCTTCGTTCGCCGGCCTGCTGTACGCCGTCCTTGGCGCTCTCCAGACGACCGGCTCCGCGGCTCCCTACACGCACGTCAGCATCCCGGCCGCCCTGCTGCCGTGGTGCACCGTCTTCGGCGCCAAGGACGCCGAGCGCAAGTCCGCCTCGGACGCGAAGCTCGATTCGCTCAAGGTCGAGTGGGAGGGCAACGGCCCGCTCAAGGTCACGGTCGCGTGGGCCGGTCTGGGCGTCGCCTGGTCGGACGTCGCGTACGTGCCGGTGGCCGACGAGACAGACGACAGCTACCTCAAGGGCATCCACCTCACGAGCGTGCTCGACCTCGACGGCTCCGGCTACGGCGGCGGCGCCGTGCTAAAGGGCGGCTCCGTCGAGATCAAGCGCAACATTACGCCCGACCCGAAGTCCGGGCAGCTCGGACCGGCCGGCCTCTCCGAGGGCGCCTTCGAGTGCGACGTCGAGCTCAAGGTCCGGGTGCCGGATCTGCTGCCGGTGCGGCTGCTCCTGACCGGGGCCGTCGACGGCGACGCCGTGTCGGCCGCCGTGCCCTACGGCGAGTTCGAGCTCACGTTCACCGACGGCGACGACAGCGTGGCGCTGAGCGCCACCAAGGTCGCCTGGAAGACCGAGGAGCCCGACGCAGACCCGAAGGGCGGGCCCGCCGAGCTCACCCTGCAGGGCCGCTGCTACGGCGACCCGGCCATCACCGCGACGTCCGTCAACTCCGTCGCCACGTACTGAGGGCGGCGGTCCAACCGCGCGTAGGGGGAAGAGATGCCCAACAAGGGAGCCACGCTATTCGAGGTCGTCTACCTCGACACCGACGAGAGCGTCCCGGTGCTGGTCGGCATCGGCGACGCTCTCGTCGCTGCCGAGTGGGCCAAGACGCAGATCCCGGCGCCGGAGAGGCCCGAGCTCGCCGGCAAGGAGCAGATCGAGGCCGAGTTCCTCATCGAGGAGTACCGCGCCGAGAAGGCGGACGTGGAGCTCGAGCGTCAGCACGTCGCCGGCCTCTACGCCTGCTACCTCGGGGCGCAGCGGTCGCACCTTCGCGACACCGACCACGACTACCTGTACTGGCTGCAGCGCGTCACGATCCCAGACACCGATGACGACGGAAGCCCGGCGGCCGAGGAGTCGGCCGAGGGGGAATCGGCCCGGCCCTCGAGCGCAGCCTAGCTCGGGTGGCCATCGACTCGATGCAGCCCGTCGGCCATCTGTGCGACCTGCTGGGGATCTCCCGGCACCGCCCTGGCGTTTTCCACGCCATGGTGGATCTGCTGTATGAGCGGTCCGAGGACTCCGGCGAGGCCGCGCTCGACGCGCGCCTCGAGGAGCTCGGGCGCCGGATGACGCGGAGGCGCTGAGGCCGATGGGCTCCACCGCGATCGATCTCGCCAACATGCCGCAGACGCGCGCACTCCTGCGGCAGTTCGAGCCCGACCTGCTGAGGCGCCTGGACAGCAAACTGAATTCGGTCGCGCGGGATCTCAAGGCCGGCGCGCAGGCCAACTTCGAGCGCACCGGCGCCTCCGGCACCGCCTACCGGATCCGCTCGCGGAGCCGCATCGACGGCTTCTCGAAGTCGGTCATGGCCGCGGGCGGGAGCGTCGCCCGTGGTCAGAAGTGGTCGACGGAGCCGGGCGTGCTGGCCGCCATCTTCGAGCTCATGAACGGGCCGCGCGACGCACGTCCGCAGAACGTGCCGCGCGTGCGCTCCCTCATCGCCACGCTGAACGAGCGGTACGGCACGCCGGGCCGGTTCCTGTGGGAGCAGTGGGACGACGCCGGCGACGGCTACCTGTCGGAGATCGACGACGCGGTTAGGGCCGTCGAGGCCGAGTACTCCGCGAGGCTGCGCGCATGAGCGTTCTCGTCAACATCCTCACCACCTACAACGGCGCCGGCGCGAAGAAGGCCATGCGCGACATGGCCGTGATGCAGAAGCAGGCGACGCTCGCCGGCTCCAAGATGAGCGCCGGCATGCTGGCCGCGTCGGCGGCGATGCAGCGGGCAGGTGCGAAGACGGCCGCCGCCGGCGCGCTCATGAGCAAGCGTCTCACGATTCCGGTCTTCGGCTTCGCCGCGGCGTCGGTCTACGCCGCCGCGACGGTGGAGAAGGGCCTGAATCGGGTGCGCGCCGGCACGGGCGCCACCGGTCGGAAGCTCGACGGCCTCGAGGGCTCGTTCCGCAAGGTGGCGGCCGGGTCCGGCAAGGACATGGAGACGATCGGCAGAGCGATCGCCGACGTGAACACCCGCCTGGGCCTCACCGGGAAGCCGCTCGAGACCGTCACGGCGAAGTTCCTCACGCTGAGCCGCGTCACCGGCCAGGACGTCACCAGCATGCTGACCGAGGTGTCGAAGGCCGCGAACGACGCCGGCGTGAAGTCCGGCGAGATGGCCGGCTTCCTCGACAAGCTGCTGGTCACGAGCCAGCAGACCGGCGCCTCGATCTCGTCGCTGGCGAGCGACATGTACCGCTACGGCTCGCCGCTCCGCCAGGTCGGCTTCGGCGTGAGCGAGACCATGGCGACCCTGGGGGCCTTCGACAAGGCGGGCGTAAACACCAAGCTCGTCATGGGCTCGCTCCGCATCGCTCTCGGCAAGATGGCGAAGGCGGGTGAGAAGGACCTGCCGGCCGGCCTCGCCAAGGGCATCGAGGCGATCAAGAACGCGAAGACCGGGGGAGACGCCGCCGCCAAGGCCATCGAGCTCTTCGGCGCCCGCGCCGGCCCGGACATGGCCGCCGCGATCCGCGAGGGCCGCTTCGAGGTCGCGGACCTCATCAAGCAGCTCGAGGGCTCCGCCGGCGCGGTCGACCGCACCGGCAAGGCGACGCAGACGTTCTCGGGCAAGATGGCCGTGCTGCGCAACAAGGCGACGCTGGCGGGCGAGGGCTTCGGCCTCCTGCTGCTGCCGTACCTGGAGAAGATGGTCGCCTTTGGCGGTCGCGTCGTCGCCTGGCTGCAAGGCATGGACGACGGCACCCGCAAGTGGGTCATGAGGCTCGGGCTCGCGGTGGCCGCCATGGGCCCGGCGCTCGTCGTCATCGGCAAGCTCACCACCGGCATCGGCCGCATGGTCGGCGTCGCCGGCAAGCTCACGATGGCGTTCGGCAAGGGCGGCAAGGCCGCGCCGGCGTGGGCGCGCGGCATCGCGGCCGCCACCAAGGGGCTCGCGGCCTTCGTGAGGCAGGGGGCGCTCGCGATCATCAGCATCACCCGCCAGGCCGCCGCCTGGCTCGCCGAGGCCGCGGCGAAGGTCGCCTCGACGACCGCGACGGTGGCGCACTCCGCGGCGACGAAGGCCGCCGCTGCCGCTCAGTGGCTTCTCAACGCCGCGATGAGCGCCAACCCGATCGGCCTCATCATCGCCGCCGTCGCCGGACTCGTGGCCGTCTTCGTGATCCTGTGGAAGAAGTCGGATGCGTTCCGCAACTTCTGGATCGGCATGTGGGAGCGGGTGAAGGGTGCCGCCGCGGCGGTCTGGCCGGTTCTCAAGATGGTCGGCCGGAAGATCATCGACGCGCTCTCGGCTATCTGGGACAAGGTCTACGCCGCCGTCGAGTGGTTCTGGGGCTGGGCGGGGCCGTTCATCAAGGCGGCGATCAAGCAGTGGTGGACCCAGATCCGCATCACGGCGAAGGCCATCATCACCGTCGTCAAGGCGCTGTGGAAGGGCGTCTCTGCCGCCGTCGAGTGGTTCTGGGAGTGGGCGGGCCCGTTCATCAAGGGCGCGCTCAAGCAGTGGTGGTCGCAGTTTAGGGCGACCATGTCCCTCATCGGCTCCGTGGTCCGCACCGCGTGGTCCGTCATCAAGACCGTGGTGGGCGCCGGCGTCAAGGTGGTCACCACTATCGTCCGAGGCATCCGAGCCGTGGTCGACATCATCCGTGGCGTGTGGTCGACCGTGAAGTCCCTGACGTCTGCAGCGTGGGACGCGGTGGCGGGCGTCGTGAGCGGCGCCTGGAGCCGCATCTCTGGCGCCGTCTCGAGCGGCATCAGCAGGGTCGTCGGGTACGTGCGCAGCTTCGCCGACAAGCTGAAGGGCGTGCTCAACCTGAGCAAGACGCTCTACAGCGTCGGCGGGGATCTCGTGCAGGGGCTCAAGAACGGCATCGTGGACGCCTGGCATTGGGTCACCGACAAGCTCCGCGATCTCGTGGGCTCGCTGTCGAAGGCGGCGAAGAAGGCGCTCGGCATCAACAGCCCGTCGCGCGTCTTCGCCGAGATCGGCGCATCTGTCGGCGAGGGGCTCGCGCTCGGGATCCGGAACGGCGAGGCGGCCGCACGGCGCGCCTCGCAGGATCTCGCGGGCTCGACCGTGCCGGCCTTCGGCGGCCGCCAGTCCTACGCCGTCGCGGGCGTCGGCGGCCGCGGCGCCGTCCTGAACGTCCTGCCGGGCGCGGTCAACATCAGCATCGGCGCCGGCGACGCCGGCGACGTCACGCGCGCGTCCGTGGACGCCGCGGTCGACCGCGGTTTCCGCCGCCTGGCCGCCGAGCTCGGCAGGAGGTGACGGCATGCCCAAGGTGACGGTTCGGCCGAACAAGCAGGATCCGAACTACAAGCGCATCGCCGTCACGGGCGCAGGCGGCAACGCCACCACGGCCGTCAGCGACGAGAGCGACGCCACTTTCGTCCGCCGCAAGGTCGACGGCGCGCCGGCGGCGCGGTTCCGCCTGGCGGCGCCTGCCGTGCCGGCCGGCCACGATATCGCGACGGTCGTCCCGGGTGCGCGCCTCCGGCAGCCGACGTCCCGGCCGCCGAAGCTCGTCACGCTCGCCATGAGCGTCCCGGGCACCGGCAAGCCCAAGAACAAGATCAAGCCGACCGTGAACGGGCCCGCCGTCAGAGCGGGCTCAGGCACGAGCCCGTATACGTTCTCGACGCCGGCCGCCCAGGGCCGCACGGCCGGTCCGACCGGGCCCTGGAGCAGTCTCCTGTGGAGCCTCGCGGTGCGGGTCAACGACGGCCACAAGGCCGCGGACGCGAATCGCGCCTACATCTACGACCTGTTCGCGGACCTGTACTGCGCCGCCCGTCCGACCGTGGCGCTGGCGACGACGCCGGCGACGCCGATCGGCGGCACCTCGTATCCGGAGATCAACGCGACGTTCTCGGCGCTCGTGGAGTCATGGCAGGACAACGGCGGCGCGCCGGCCCGCACCGAGGTCGCGTACGAGCTCAAGGTGTTCAGCTCGGCGCAGTACCTCGCGGGCGGGTTCAGCCCGGCGACGTCGGCGGCCGCGTGGTCGACGCAGGGCTTGACGGCGCCGCTCGACTACGCGGACGGCGCCACGCCGTCGTCCGAGCAGGTCGACGAGACTCCCGACGTCTCTCTCCCGAACGGCGTGTACCGGATCTACGGGCGCGGTCGGCGGGTGTTCGACGCGGCGCAGTTCGGCGCCTGGGCCTACATCACGGTCACGCTCAACGTGGTTCCCTGCCCGGCGCCGGTCCTGACCGCGACGCTCGACGACGCGGACCAGCGCATCGTCATCTCCGCGACTCCGCAGGCCGCCACCGGCGCCACCAACCCGCTCACGACGATCGAACGCAGCGAGGACGGCGGCGCCACCTGGGAGCCCGTCAGGGGCGCCACGCTCGCGGCCGGCACCTTCGGCGTCGCTATGACGGCGTGCGACTACGAGGCCGCCCGCGGGGCCGCTCTGCAGTACCGCGCCTCCACGGAGGCCTCGTTCGCAGACGTGCAGCTTGTCAGCGACTACGCCGCCGCTGCCGTTGCCGGCACGCTCTCGCGCGATGGATGGAACCTCAAATGCCCGCTGGACCCGTCGCTCTCCGTGCTCGATGTGCTCATCGACAAGGATCCGGAGTGGACGCAGAACGAAGATGCGGCGACGTTCCGGCCGGTGGGGCGCAAGTACCCGGTGGTCGTGTCCATGAGCATCGGCGGCGCCGACGGCTCGCTCTCCATCACGTGCCACACCGACGCCGAGTGGGCAGCGGTCGAGGATCTCCGCGACTACGCCGGCGCGCTCCTGCTCGAGTCGCCTTACGGGTGGAGCCGGTACGTCCGCATCCTGCAGCGGTCCTGGAGCGAGACGGGGGCTCCGGAGGCCGCTCGCCGGCGGCTCTCGTGCGCGTACCTCGAAGTGGGGGCGCCCTGATGTATTCGGTCACCGTCGCCTTCCGCGAAGCCGTCGTCGGCTGTGACCAGCGGGCCGTCGTTCGCGTCACGGTCGAGCTCGACGGCTCAGAGCTCGGCGTGCTCCCGTTCACCGGCGGCTCCGTCGACTGCGACGGCACGCGCGAAGGCGCGCTCCGATCCCTGTCGCTCACGGCGTCGCCGGATCAGGCCGCTTTCGACTGGCTCGCCACCGCCGGCGCCGAGATCGTCGTAGCGCGCGGGCTCGTCCTTCCCGACGGCGCCGAGGAGCTCGTGCCGCTCGGCGTGTTCGTGCTCGACGCAGATCTCGAGGAGACCGAGGACGGCAGCATCACGGTGAGCGCCGGCGACCGCTCGCGGCGCATCAGCCGTGCGCGCTGGACCGACCCCTACACGGTGCCGGCCGGGAGCGTCGTCGGCGACGCGATCGCCGACCTGCTGCGGGCCTGCTGGCCGGACTGCCCGATCGGGACCAGCCTCGCGACCGCCGACAAGCTCACGGGCGCGAAGCTCGCCTACCTCGACGGCGCCGACTCGGACCCGTGGAAGGACGCGCGCGCCCTGGCGGCATCGGCCGGTCTCGACCTGTACTTCGACGGCGACGGCATGGCGCAGGTGCGGGACACGCCGGATCCGGAGAGCGACCCGGTGTGCTGGACCTACCAGGCCGGGGAGGAGGGCGTGGTGCTGGGCCGCACCCGAAAGGCCATGCTGACGCAGCAGTACAACGGCGTCATCGTCACGGCCGAGGGCTCCGGCGTCGCGGTGCCGAAGCGGGGCGAGGCGTGGGACGAGGATCCGAACAGCCCGACCTATTCGGACGGACCCATGGGCCGCGTGCCCATGTTCTACGGCTCACCGCTGCTCACGACCCAGGATGACGTCGACAGC